AAAGCGGAGCTTGGCGCTGGGGCGCGACACGCTTCGCTTCCTTTATAAAAAAAATTATTTTTTTAGATTTTTTATCAAAAGATAAAAAACAGCAGCTACAACACACATAGACAAACAAAGAACAAAACTATCCATCACTTAAAAACTCCGACAATTTCAGTCAAAGCATCAGCAAGATTACCAGACATATAACCGAACACTCCACCATTACCATAACGTTTCTTAGCATTATAGGCCATGTCAGAACCATAGCGAGAAGCAGAAGAAGACTTATCTGCACCATAACGAGATGCAGCAGAGGACTTATCTGCACTATAGCGATATGCAGCAAAAGACTTATCCGCTCCATACTGAGAAGCAAGCCGAGCCTGTTCTGCACCATACCGAGAAGCAGAAGCCATCTGAGAAGAACCAAACATAGAAGCCATAGCAGCGCGATCGCTTCCGTAACGCGAAGCCTCATAACTACGATCAGAATGATAGCGAGAAGCACTAGCAGCAGTATTTGCACCATACCGAGAAGCAGCAGCAGCAGTTTCAGCAACAATCTTCTCCATAGCAGTATACTTATCAGCAACAGCTTCTTGCGTACGAGCGTTAATATTCGCAGCCTGAATCTGAGTTTGAGCGCTCAAAATACTACCTAAAAGGTTAGAAATAGCGCCATTAACGGAGGTATCTGTATCACCTTTAGCGCCCTGAGAAGTGACACCTTGAGCAGTTGCGCCAGAACCAACAGAAGCGCCATTTCCATTCATGGCAGATAGCACAGGATTAAGACCAGCAGCCATAAGATCGCGAACCTCGCGCTGATGAGCAGTATTCGAAAGCATCTCCTGCCAATTACGATTTTTAGCAGCCTCATTCTGATTAAAAGCCATAGCCTTAGCATTCTGCTGTTCCTGCCATTCGCGCTGAATCTGAGCTTGACCAGCAGACCAAGCATTATTAGCCTGAGCAACACCCTGCATATTCGCAATCTGACTCGCACCAGTATTCAAAGCATCAGAAAAATCAGACATATAAATCTCCTTTCGGAAATAGTGGGGGCAGCTGCCCCCACTATAACAGGTATTTTAGTGATGGTCAATAAGACCGGGAACAGAATACATCGGCATCGGGCGAGTAGCGCGGTTGGAAACATAAATATCCGCGAAAAGCTGATCGGAGACAGTGGACTTGACAGCAAGAACGCGATCAACGGTATTCTTATCCTCGCGAATCCAGCTATCAGACAGTGACGGAAGACTCGCATAGTCATCCGCCAAATGCCAAACATCAAGAGACTGGTCATAGGCCGAACGCATCTCACCTGTAACTCGATTAGGTTTATAACGATAGTCAGACCAAGCTTCCTGATAGCCAAAAACCTCATTATCCTTTGTAGAACCCTGCGCAAAGATTTCCTTATTAAGAACAGCCTGTTCGCCAATATTAGCAAAAACCGGCCAATAGTAATCAAAGCGCGTCTTACGCGACCAATGTCGTTCAATACCCTGCTGATAGGTATGATCATAACGAGCAACCATAACACCGATGATATAGCCATGCTCAGTAAACGACTTCATGAAGTCATGGTTACTATCCGTAGTCTGAGACATACCAACTACAGTACCTTGCGGAGTATCAGCACCAGCACCAGTGCCGGACTGCTGAATAACCTGATTAATGTTAATCGGCACACGATTACCACCGAGATATTCCGGACGCTGCAAACGAGCATCCGGAGAAGTCACACCGAAGTGAGATTTAAGAATCTCGATATAACGAGTACCGCCGCGCGCATCACGCTCATAGAGCTTCTGAATCTGGAACGCCATACGAAGCTGGTTAATCGTAGCAACAACAGCATTACCAGAATTAATAGCCCAAAGGTTTGAAGGAGCAACCGCAAAAGAGCCAGCCTGACCAGAAACTCCAGTAGTATTCCGCACAAAGCCGGGACGAGAACCGGTAGAAGTACCATCCATTCCCAAAACCGAAGAACCGCCATTTTCAGACCATTTATCAGTATTACCAACAACACCGAAACGGAGACCCTCAGCAAAAGAAGAGCGAGGAGAGTCTACCGCTTTAGTAACAACCGGTAAATCATCCTGAGAAGCAACCTTTAAAGTTACGTCAGGACCTTTCTGGGGGCTGGGAAGGCAACTCGTAAAATAATCATGATACTTAGAAGCGATATAAGGCAAACCGCCTTTAGCGCAATCGGTAACAAAATTACCAGTATTAACACCGGCTACGGTAGCATCATCGACCGGAACAACTAGAGGGTCCTGCAAATTCTGATCGCGGAACCACTCATTCATGACTAGGGCGTACGCGCGGAACGGAAGAGCGGACACACTCAGACCGGCGACACCGGTAGGCAAGCCAAAATAATCAGCAATAGTACCAACAGACCAACCACCGGTAGGTGACGAAATCTGAGGAATAGAATACTCCGTCTGGGGTATCCACGCGCTTTCAGTGTTTTCACCGTTAAACTCCTTCCAATGATTCCAAACAAGACGGTTAGGAACAAAGAAATAATACGTATCAAGGTAGACATTGTCCATCATCGGAGTAAGAAGGGTCTGCATACGAACAACTTTCGAAGTACGAACATTGAACGTATCGCCGGGGAGCACCTCTTCCAGAAAGAAAGGGACAATGTCACCGACATTAAAAGAAGTCTTAACAGAAGACGAGCGATCGAACGTCGAACGAGACATGTCAATACGAGTGGGATTCAAAGCAAAATGCGACTCTACATTACGATTCATTCTTAATCTCCTTTACAACATCAGGTTCAACCTGAACAAGTGGCGTCTCGGACTCAACCGAATTAGAAATCTCAAAACCCATCTTAGAAAGCCAATCCTCAGTACCAGACTGAGCCAAAAACTGCTCAAAAGAACAATCAAACTTCTGGCGGGTCTCAAGCGGAAGAGCCTTAAACATCTCTTCGGCCTGATTGATACGGTTAAGGGCATCGGCCATATTCTGCGGAAAATCAGTAACGTCGGCATAAAAGCCCTGAACCTTATTAAGGGCTTCAACATCACCGTTGGAAAAACGAGCGAGAATTACATTAAGATCAACCGAATCACGGAACGACTGGATATAATCGTAAAAATTCTCTTCACCTTTCTTCTCAAGAACAACACGACCATTGGCATCATACTTACCGCCATAAAGTACCTTGATAGGTGAACCAGGATTAGCAGCAATACGATTATGCGGAGTATACTGAGTATCAAACATCTTTATTTCCAGCTCCTCTCTCATAAAGTGCATCAATCAACTGATCAACCAGATCAGACACATTCTCACGCGAGAAAAATTTCAGCACAAACGCGCCGATAATATGCAGCAGCCTTTTAGCCATTGCGCAGCACCTCCGAAGCATCAGCAACCAAATGCGGAAGATCGGGAATATCATCACCGTAAGAGAAGATAACGGCGCGTTCGGTATCGAACTTAGCGACAAGGAAAAGAGCAAAATCATTGGGGCAATCGTGCATAATACTGTCCGGCTGATTAACAGCATGAGCAAAGTTGCGAAGAGCAGCAGCATCATTCTGCTCAAGAACAGGAGTCATATATCCAGTTTTAGCGTCCTTAATGGAATACATGTTCAGAATCATAATCTAATACCTCCACGAAAAATTTTGGGGTCAATGTTGATCTTCTTACTGCGTGCAGCGGTACGACGAAAGATCATGTTGTCCAGCTTAGGTTTCGTTTTCTTGCGCATGTTACAACTTCCTTTCAAGTGATTTTATGCGAGCCGACAAAGCAGCTTCTTCAACTGCCAGCCGGTCAGGCTCAATAAGATTTGTTTGCAAAGATTTATTATGAGAATCTACGAGAGCAGCGTGTTTTCGCTTAGCTTTAATCTTTGCCATCTGATCAGGATTATCAATATCAAAAAGCCGATCGTAATAACGAGGAGGACGAAATTTCAAATTGCCTTTATCGGTCGGAAGATTGATATATTCATACTGGTATAACTCAGGATGATCTTGATAGTACTGAAAAGCAATGCCAGGCTTACGAGACATGCGAACAAACTCTGGTTCAAGATTGAAATACTCGTAAACATCAGCTTCATCACCGAGAGCTTTTTTCATAATATAGCGTGCTGTGTAAGCACAGGTTTCCCATGTTACAGCACCGACCACAACATAGCCGAGACCCCAACACTTAGTAAGAGAATCACTAACGAAATAATCATAACCTTGGGGGCTACGTTTGTAGGGTCGCAGATCGTCGAGAGTGAGTCCAAAAATAATTGCGTGATAATGAGGGCGATAAGTAGTAGACCCATACTCGCCACAGGCAAAGAAGCGTAAACGCTCATCAGAATGTTCCTTTCTTAAACGTTTCAAAAAGAGCTGAAGGTCTCGAGAACGAAGTGTTAAACAACCGCGAGCAGAGCCATCCTCGTCCTCAGCATAATAACTCACAGGAACGTGCTCATCATCATACGTAAGCGTTAAAAAATAACTTGACTCATGATACTGTAGCTCAAGCATACAGCGGTTAGCCCATTGACGAGAGCGCTCAAGACGGCAACCAACACAACGACCACAGGGAATCTTCAAACGAGCGTTTGGCGGATAAGATTCCCACTCGGTAGGACCAGCAACGAATTTAATGTCGCGCTTGCCATTAGAATTCAGTCCAGTACTGACAGCCAACATGGGATGAAAGCAAGACACAAAGCAAACACCTCACTTATATTTAATATAATATTAGATATTTTTTTATATGTCAATATAATTTTTATATTTATATAATTTTTATATTTATA